AAAACGTAAACAAAGAAAAATGAAATGGTTTCAACCTGCCTTTATTGTGGGGAACTGTAAAAAATGACCACAAAAACAAAGGAGGAAGCCTCATGAAAAAGAAAAAACAACTTGATAATTCTGCCAATTTCTATGAACTTGAAATGAATTATCCGTTACTTTCTTACGGAACAAGTGGATGTATTAACTGGGATTCTCACAAAGGTAAACCAGAAATGATTGCAGGCTCAGTTAAATACTTGATCAATAAAAGATTTCCTGAATTTCATTGGATTATTGAGGTCAACGACCCAAGACAACCTAAATAAAAATGAATAAAACTTATTGCTCTTGCCCTAAGTGCAATCAACCTAGAACTAGAGTTGTATTAACTAAACGCACAAAAGATGGAGTAACTATTCGGAGAAGATGTTGTATTAATTGTGAACACCGTTGGTACTCTGTTCAGTATCCAGAAGTTGCTGTAAAAGACGAGGAGGTTAAGTGGATTAAAACAGGATCTAAGGCAGAATTTAAGCCTTCATAAATCAAGAATTTTTCTTAGCCAATTTTTAAATGTAGGTTGTCTTACAGGATTCTCTAAACAAGCAATTTTAGCCTTACATCTTGCTATTTCAGTTAAACAATTAGCAATAAATTGTGCTTGATGAAAATGATTTCTTTCTACTGCTTCGCAATGTCTTTCTAATTGTTCTCTGGATGCACCTTCAGTGAACCATCTAATTTTTTTTTCTAGTTCTAATTCTTCCTCAACTGTTGGTGGTTTCATTAAAGAATCTAACAAAATAAATTGTTTATCCAAGTTCTCCATCTAATTCTTTCCTTTTAGCTGCTAATCCAGTGTAGACACCGTGGAAAGGACTGTCAGGTAAATGACGACCATCAAGAACATATAATCGCTCCATTTCCATCATTCTTTGCTTATCTTCCTCTAACCATTTTGAATCGTAATTTGTCATTGTAAATTCCTATTAGATTTAGGGTATAATCTTGACTGAAGAAAGTTAACAGCCTCATCATCTAATGTATTTGTAGTTTGTTTTGCTGCTGCTTTCAATAGGTCAAGTACCAGTTTTTTACCTGCTTCACTACGCAAAAAAGCATAAAGGAGTGGAAGCAACGGTTTAAATAGTTTTCTCATAATTAGACTTACTCTTTTCAATCTTATATATAACCGCTACATTTGGCTTGGTGATCCCCATACACCAGACATAACCTCCCTAGAAGTGCATTTTAAAGGGAGGTTTTGTTGTCTTTGCCACTCACTAAGTTAGCAGGATTATGGAACCAAAAACCATTGTATGTTTTTGTGAACATTGCCTCGAAATTAGAAGACAGGTTGAGAGAGCTTACCTATTGAACAACAAAAAAGAACTGGCTAAAATTAGATAGCAATTTATTAGGAGGCTGCAAGCTTAAGTATCAAACATCAGCATTAGGTATAGACAGAACTCCTTAGCTCTTAGAGGACGCTAGGGGGTTTTGTTTTTTCCAGTGTTTTACTAATATTTTTAATTCTTTTATTCTTTTTTTTGCTCTTTCTATCTGTTCCTCCATGCGTTTGGATTTCTTTTTGTTCCTTCTAATCTAGCTAGGTTCTGTTCTACTGCATTCATGCGATGAAATAGCTCTATTAGGTCTCTATGTCGTTTATTTGTGTAGTTTGAAATAACCATTAAGAGGCCAGAGATAAAAGCCCCTATCAAGGCTGCGAGTAGTTCTTGAGGCATTTTTATCCTTTTGGAGTAATCTTAGACTATTGTTTCTAGTTTTCTATGACAGAAAAACAAACTCCTGAAGCCAAGCCTAATAAAAAAGGGCCAATTGGTAAACTAAAAGATTTGGCTGAAGATAAAGAAGAACAGCTCCAAATCATAGGTGTAGCAGTGCGTTTGGGCGTTGTCATTTGGTCTGGTTTTATCGTAACTTTAAATTATATATCTATCCCAGGATACAGTTCTGAACCCAAAGATATAACTTTTCCGGCCTCTTTACTGACGGGAGCTTTGGCAAGTTTTGGTTTGGAGGGTGGCAAAAAGCGTGGTGATGGAACATATAAATCAGACGATGAAAAACCTATGAATAAAAAAGAAATACAAGCAATGTTAAGTAAGCAGTCTGGCTCGTTCCAAACCATAAGAATTGAAACTCCTATTAAACTGGTTCCACAAGAACCAAAGATTGACCCTATTACAGGGAAAGAGATTGATTCTCAATCGGGCAAACTTACATGAAAAAGTTTTTAATCTTGCTTTTACTAGCAAGTCCTGTGCAAGCAGATATGCGGCACTCCATAACCACCTCGGCAAAAATTCAGTTAGATCAGGCTTATTCTTCGGTTTCGAGAATCGGGACAACGTACAGCGTTACGGGAAATAATGTCACACCAAGTACGACTGTTTCAGGTACTACAACCTCTGGTGCCATCGGAGGATTGACGGCCGATAGTGTCACCGCAGGAGTACCAGCAATTGTAGATACTGACTTCGCTATAACCACGGCTGGATCTGCCTATTCGATGACAGAAAGCCTAACGGTTGGAGATGCCGTCCAAAGTGCAACTACGGTGACGGGAGGGGTCGTGCCGAGCTTGCCGTCACTTGGCTCGACCGTAACGGGGTCGGGAGGTGTGTCAGGAGGAACCATAACGAGTTTAAGTTCGGGGGTTCATTCCTGTGGTGGCACGATGGGAGCTGGATCTAGCTGCACAGCTCAGACAATAGTTGAATCAGTTGTAGATTAGTTTTGAAGCGTTATTTGCTGCTATTGTTGTTACTAAATAACTGGCAAAAATCAGTCATAGCAGTTCCCGTGGTACCTAACTTTTCTAGCGGAAGTATGACCGCAGTAACACGAACGACACAAAATATTACAGAGTCAATAGTTTCGACAGATTACAATACTGGTCATTCACTATCTATAACAGGCACAAATTTAGAAATAGATGGATCGACAATGTTACCTGACCCTACAACTATTAACCAAACTGTAAATGGGACAACTTATCAATGGACTGGAGCCGATCTAACAACAATGCCCAATGTAACTATCAAAAATGCAGGGGCAGCGTTTCAAATGAATCAAGTTTACCACGGGCCAGGTTTATCAAATATAACCAACATAACTCGCACAACTCAAGTAGAAAGTGTCACAGAAACAGTCTCTACATTCTCGCAATAATTTTTGTACTTAATCCTTTAAAAGTATTAGCAAATACCTCCCAGACCGCTGCCCCAGTGGCAAATAGTTCTGGATCAGTAACTAATATGGCCATCCAATCCCTTCAGGGAAATATGATACAAAATCAATACGGTAATGGAATAGTTTGTCAGGGGCCAATGCTCACGGCATCTCCATTCCTAACAGATAGTTTCCAGCAGCAACTTCCAAAAGAATATTGGTACTCTTCACCAGTGTATGACGATGATGGAAATATTACTTATTACCAAGATGTTCGTACAGGTCAGAAAGACTCTGCAAGTTTAAATTGGGGTTTTTCAATTACATTTAGTCTTCCATTAGATAATTCATTACAAAAACGATGTAAGGCAATGGCTGATAAATGGCTTGCGATCCAAGATCAAAACCTTAAAGACAAACAATTATCATGGCATGTTGCACGATTAAAAGAATGTGGCGCACTTAAAAAATCTGGAGTGGAATTTGCTAAAAATTCTGTTTTTTATTCTTTATGTGAAGACGTTTTAGTCAAACCAAAGATGGGACAAGTTTTACCTCACAGACATAGAATCCCTCCTATTACTTCTTCATCCTCTTCAAAGCCCGAATAGCAGCAGTTACTTCTCTTTGATTTGTTCTTCTTTCATTAATAGACAATATTTTTTTATTTTTACCTAATTTCTTTTTGATTTTTCCAATAATTTGTTTAACCAATGGTTTTACAATCTTTAACAGAAAAGGAGCAGCGAGAGCCGAACTTGTAGCAATAAGAGTAATACTAACAGCACTAACAACTTGTGGTGGAGAGGGAATAGCATCAACAATCCTTTGCTGCATTGTTAGCTTTTTATACTGTGTAATGCAACGATTTCCAATCAATTGATACCCAATTATTTCTTTCTTCCCATCTTCAATCTTAGTCCCGATTTCTGAAGCTCCAGCAGGCGGGCAATCCTCGATTTTCTTGGGGGGCGGTGGTTCTTGTGCTGGTGTTTCTGGCTCTTCATATCGTTGCGGTTCTGAATCTTCCGTATAAACCAATTCTTCAGGGACATAATTCATTGCATCGTATGAAGGGTATTGTGCATCACACAGAATTAAATTTCCATCAGGATCATTGTTGACTAAATTTTCATTTTCATTGGATCGTCTTGCTTTTACACAACCAGGAATATTAACAACAGGAAATCCCATAGGCAAAACTACAGGGACATTTGGACTATCAATTTTTGGAGCGTTAATAATATAAGTTCTTACTGGTTCAATCTGAATAGAACTAACTCCTATTCTTGGAATTTCTGTCAAAACTTAGGCAAAGACATTTTAGGTTTAGCAGTAGGGAGAACAGGCCCAGACAGTCCAGGTAGCTTTAATGATCCAGTAACTTGTTCAATTAATTGTTGCTTTAGCTTTTCTTGGTTTGTTTCGTTGGTAAGCCAAAAATAAGAAAACACCCCGCCACCAGTTATTGCTGCGACAAGCACAAAAGAAACTACACTAATAATGTTGAGAATTTTTTGCATGGTAAAAGAAACTATTTTAAAAGCTATTGGTCACACTAGCTTAATTCTGTCTATTGGGCTTTTGCCTCTGTTTCCTCTGTATCTTGTAGGACAATCTCTTTCTGTTCAACAGTCTCAGATTGTTCAATAAGTTGCTGCTCTAAAATCTTTATTGCACCTGTTAACTCATGCAAAACAACAGTTAGCTTTTGCCTTTCAAGACTAAGCTCTTCTATTTTTTTTTGAATATCCATACTAGGAATAAACTTTTTTACCTGTAACGATTGCAGCATCTATGGCAGTAAAACTTTCAGTTGTCCAAATAGAAGTACTGCCATCTAATTTTTTATAGGCTTTGATTAACTCTAAATGTTCTACATTCCTTTGAATGCGTTCTTTCCACTCGGTTTCTGTTTCATTGTCTGCTTTTTCTGTGTCTGTATTAATCAGAGTGACGCTATCACCAGCAGCAGTAAAAATTGCTGCAACTTCATCTGCTGTTCTTTCAGCCATAACAATTAAAAATGAATAAGTTTATTCTACCCTGCTTCGAGGGCTGTGACTTTTGCTGATAGTTCTTGTACTGCATTAATCAGAATAGGAACTAACTTAGAATACTGCATTCCATAATTACCATCTTCATTTATATGACTAACGATCATATTTTCTGAAGTATCTCCAAATCCATGCTCCTTCTCAACTTCAATTTCATCCTGTGCAATCAAACCTACATTTAATTGTAATTGTTTCTTGCTTCCATCAGGTTTACCATCCTCATAGAAACTTCTATTATCCCAACGATAAGTAACAGGATTTAATTTATTAATCCATGATAATCCATGATTAAATGGTGTGATGTCAGTCTTATCTCTTCTATCTGATGTAACAGTCCAATCAATCTTTATATAAGCATTAGTTGGGCTATTATCTCCTAAAACTATATTATTACTTCCTGTTGTAATTGATCCTGAAGGAGATGCCGATTTACCTGCATGATTTCCTAAACAAAGATTATTGCCTCCTGTTGTTATATCTTGTCCTGCTGTTCTACCAATAACAGTGTTGTTATCACCAGTTGTTATTGCTTCTCCTGCTGTATAACCTACAGAAGTGTTCTGTGTTCCTGTTGTGTTTGCCTCTAACGCATTAGAACCAACAGCTACGTTATTAGCTCCTGTTGTGTTCATTTCTAAAGCAATATAACCAACGGCTGTGTTATTACTTGCAGTTGTATTTTTATCTAAAGCATGATCTCCAACGGCTGTATTATTACTACCGCTTGTGTTTTCATCTAATGCTTTACAGCCAATACCTGTATTAGATGTGCCCGTATTTACTTCTAACGCTTCAAAACCTACAGCAGTGTTATTAGTTGTAGTGGTAACTGTCTTGAGTGCAGAATAACCCACGGCCACATTTTGTACGCCAGTTGTGTTTGCTGCTAGAGCATCTTGTCCAACGGCTGTAAGGCTTGATGCAGTTGTATTAGCTCCTAATGCATTAGTACCGATAGCAGTGTTTCCCCCTCCAGTGGTGTTTGCATCTAAAGATTGCTGACCACACGCAGTATTACTAGCACCTGTTGTGTTTGCTGCTAATGAATTATCACCACACGCAGTATTATAAGATGCAGTTGTGTTTGCTGATAATGCAGCAGTGCCAAGTGCAGTGTTTCTAGCACCTGTAGTGTTTGCATCTAAAGCGGTATTACCTACTGCTGTGTTATTACTTGCAGTTGTGTTTGCTCCTAACGCATCTTGGCCAACGGCTGTGTTGCTGCTGCCTGTGGTGTTTACATCTAAAGCTCTACCACCCACCGCAACATTGTTGCCTCCTGTGGTGTTTGAATCTAAAGCGGTATAACCAACTGCTGTATTTGCTGAACCTGTTGTTGTTTGCCTTAATGCTTGATAACCAAGTCCTGTGTTTGCTGTTCCTGTTGTATTAGCCTCTAAAGCTTTATAACCTAATCCAGAGTTATCTCTTGCTGTAGTATTTGAATTTAAAGCGTTATAACCTACAGCGACCATATATTCGCCAGTCGTGTTGGATTGTAAAGCTTGATAACCCACTGCTGTATTGTCATCAGCCGTTGTGTTTGCTTCTAATGACTTGCACCCTACGGATGTATTGCTGGCCCCTGTTGTGTTTGCCTCTAGCGCCTCGTCCCCAACTGCTGTGTTGTCATCAGCCGTTGTGTTGGCTGCTAATGCACTTTTACCAAAGGCGCTATTTTGTCCTCCTGACGTATTTGCTGCTAAAGAGCTAGAACCACAAGCTGTGTTGCTTGCACCAGAAGTTAATGTCGTTAAAGCTTCTTTTCCAATAGCTGTGTTATTTCCTCCACTTACTGAAGCATCTAAAGCACTTTCTCCAAGAACAGTGTTACCAGCAACAGAGTTTGCACCCTTACCAATAGAAACACTATTAATAGTTGCATCTGCTGACGCGGTTATGCCACCTGTAAGGGTTCTTAGATCAACCCAGCCGTCATTAGCTGTGTTTCTCATGCGTAATAAATTATTTGAAGTATCAGCCCATAGCATGTAGCTTGCAGTGGTTGAGGGGGCTGAACCGGAACTATTATTAGTTAAGATGGCCTGTAATACATTATTTAGATCACTTCTTACATTCGCTCCTGTAGAGTTATCAATTACATAGTCGTGGGTTGCCATTGTCTACTCTTTGTTTCTTTTTAGTATATCTTAAGCGCTTATTTTTAGCTTCCTCGACCAAAGCCAGTAGCAGAGTATTTAAAATTGCGATTAACAAAACTAGATCCGTTTTTTACATCTATTACAAACCCAGTTGAACTTATAGAAGATAAAGCAAAGAAATCACCTGATTGAGCATTTTCTATTGTTATCCCGATAGAAGGCAAAACAGAGTTAGCTGCAATACTTGTTCCACTTTGACCTATAAAGAAACTGTCGGTAAAGGTTACAGTTTTACTAGATGTTCCAGAGGCTATAAGCCCATTTGTTGCGCCTGCATTACCTAAACTTGTTTCTGTTCTACTGTGCAATTCTGCTGTGTAACCCAGTTGATCAATTTCAATACTTTGCGCTGGGTCGTTAGAATCCATCTCACATCTAAATTTGAAACCTCTGGCAATATAAGAACCATTAACAAAAGGATTAAACTGGCTAAATTCTGCGCTGTAGGTACAGTTACCACTTGTTGTTTGGCTTGAGGTGGCTGTTAATGTAAATGTATTAGCACTTGGTACCGTTTGAATTTTATAATTTCCATCCACACCATTACCTGTAGTAAAATCAAGCACTACAAAACTACCAACAGAATATCCATGAGATGATTTTGTGATTGTGATTGTTGTTCCTGATTGTGCATAAGTGGCAGAAGTTGATGTATCAGGATCAGAATCAGTTGTCGCTACTAATAATTTTGCTCCCACATTAAACGCTGTTGCTGCATCAAAGTCTGTCCACGTGTCAATATTTGCTGTTCTCTTATCAATCAAATCATTTGGATAATAACCCTGAGAAACAATATGTCTTCGTAAATGTAAAGGTTGTTTTCCACCTAAATCTAAAGTATTAGCAAATTCATAAGACCCCCCTGTAATATCAACGGCTCCTAGAAAATCAAAATCAGCAATTGCATCAAAATCAGTAACAGAATCTAATTCTTCTAAGGAACCAAGAACAAGCCCATTGACCTCATCACTAAAAAAGCAATCAACTTTAGTTCCTGCAAATGGTGGGCTATCTGTATCTTCTCTATCTGTTAATACTGTTAATTTAGGAAATACATCAGGTTCTGTTTGCAACATAACAATAGAAGCGTCTCCACTGCTCAACCTTCCACCATCATCTTGAAATTTTAAAATATAAGTACCATTAACAATATTAGGAACTATTGTTTCATTTACATTTCCACTAAGAGCTGGTAAGACATCAACTGCATTTGTGAAGGTTGCGCCACTTGTTAGATTTGAACTTCTTATTACAACGTTTCCACCGTGTAAAACATCAACATCAGTTGACTTATCAAACCGTAATCTTACAAATTGATCTGATATAGGTTCAATAAATAAATTTTGTACATCAGAAGGAACTGCTGTTTTTCCAACTGTTGTGATTGTTGTTGTTGCTGGAGTGATGCTTGGTTTTCCTAATGCATTAATACTAAAAACTCTTATTTCATAAGTTCCATTTAATGTTTCGAAAATTGTAAAATCTGATCTTTTAACTCTTTCACTTATAAAATTTTCATTTTTAAATCTGTATTGGATATTATATTCAGTCACCCCTGCTACTGGTTCCCATTGAATAAACAATTTAGATACAGCTCTATTATTTAAAACAACAATTTGCTCTGTTGCTGTTAATGATGCAGGAGCCGCTTTTATTGCTGTTAAAGTTGTTACAACTCTTGCGGGTAAAGCTGTACCATCTTCTACAGAAGAATATTTGTTTGGATCATGCGCAACAGCAGTAATTTGATAATTTAATTCTGAACTTTCAGTAATATTAATCACTCTAAATAATTGAAGCTTAACGGTTACATTTTCTAAAACCCATGCTGTATTAGCCTGAGGAATAGCAGAGAAGGCCGAGCCAACAGTGATTGTTGCTCCTGAAATTGTAGATATAGTTTTTGTTTCGAGTGTTCCATCTGGAAGAATTACAGAAAGGGTTGAATCTCCAACTGTTGTTAAATCTGTATCAGTTGAATTATCAACAATTACTTGAGTAGTTGAAACACCTGTTTTAACCTTACCTCCACGTCTTACCCCTGCTTTTACAGGATCTTGAACTTGAATAACAGAACCAGGTCTAACAATCACCCCTGCATCAATTGTTGTTGTAAAAGTAACAACCTGTCCTTCATTCGACTGAGTGTGTAGAAACCACTTTGCAAGCCTGTTTGCTTGACCCCTTGATGTTGTTGCAAATCCTTTTATATTTTTTACATTCACCCCATATTTTGTAATTAAGTCAGAGTCTTCTACAGTTTCATGGTCAATTGTTTGTGTCTCATTATCAAAATAAGAAACATTTACAACACTAAATTTTGTATTTTTAGCAGAATTATTATATGCAAAACCTGCCTCGGTCACGTTAGACAAATTAAAGCAATATGCAGGATCAGCAGGCCGATCCTGAGAAATATTTATTACTCCTGCTGAGTAAAAAGGCATGACCCGCATAACAGAGCAAAGATCATTGATAAGTGAATATGCGTCTTGTGAATTTCTAATAACTACATTTGTTGCAAATCTTGGCTCGGTTCCTCCCTTTCCATCATCTATCTGTTCCCCACAATATGCACTTGCAGATTGAAAACTATAAACATCCAACTGGCTTTCTGCTATTTGATCACCAAAGCCTTTTGAAGTTGTTAAAAGGTCGTAAAGAATCCAAGCAGGATCATTTGTATATGCTTTATCTGCTTTGAATGTGCCATTAAAAACCCCTGAATACGAAAGCGATCCATCTGCTCTGACTGTAGCGTTATGAGGTATTTTGATTAAAGTCCCTCTGATTTTATACATCCTTTGGGGAATAGAAGGGAAAGTTTCAGCGCTGAACCTAATTGCTGTATGAGCTGTATTAGCATAAGTTTTTTGCTCATCAACAATTTCTGTGTATGAAGTCCATTGCAGTTCATTTTGCAAGGTGGACTCTGTGCTATCGGCTGTTGTTCTATTAACTCTTATAGTTACAGGGTGAACAATACTACTAGAAAAATTAATCTTATAATCTCTAAAATATGGGCTTGCTGTTCTACCTTTTACTGTGTCATTTATAGGGGTTGAGGTTGTGCCATCGCCTTGAATAACTTGAATAGTTAGTGCTACCTCTGCGCCGTTAATATCTCCATTATCTTGAAAATCTTGAAGAGCTGGAAAACCCAAAGTAATTCTTACAGCATCTTTTCCAGTATTTAAGGTTCTTGAAACTGATGTTGATTGAGTAACAGCAACACCAACAACAATTTCTGTTTCAATTTCAGATATTCCACCAATTGCTGTCTGATCTGAAGTTCCAAGCTTTGATGCAAAAGTTATATTTTGAAAATTAAAATCAGAGTCAGCAGGGCTTGAATTACTAGCGGATGATTGTAAAACTTGAGTGCCATTCAAAAAAGTATCTTTAAGACTTGCGTTTGTATAAGCGGTTGTTCCATGCGTTAACCCTGCATCTAAAGCAGATGGGAAACCAGCGATAACGCCCTCTCCTAAAATTTCAACAATCGTTGAAAATTGTTTTGAAGAAAGAGTTTCACTTGGTAAATCAGGATCAACTATTGACTGACTCAAGCGAAAATCTTGTGTTGAACGAGGCATTAAGCAGTCCCCTCAATTTGTACGGTGTCAACACCTGAACTAATCACAATTGAACCAGTAAAGACTTCACCATAAATAATAGGCACAGGAATGCCACTAACACTAACGTTTGTAATTCCACTAAAAGCATAAGATCCTTGAGCTAATGGATCATCATCACCCATTGATGATGCACCTGAATTACTTGGAGGCGTTGGAGTAAGCATTTGGGTAACACCACCAACTGCCATTGATACACCAACAGTACTTGCAATAGATCCCAAAGTAAGTTTTCCAATTCCAATTTTTGCAACAGCGGGTGCTAAATAGGGGGCTGCAATCAAAGCTGCACCTGTCACAATCTTTCCGACTGTTGAATCAAAAAAACCTCCTGCACCAACAGCTACAGGGATAATTTGAATATCGTCTTTACTTCTTAAATTTAAAGAATCTTCTGTAATATCTGATTCTCCCATCTTTACCTTATAAAACTGATCTATCATGTGTTTCTCAAGCTTTGGAAAATTACAAAGCAAAAAACGCATTGCATCAGCAGGACTAGCCGCAACAGCTTCAAAACTTGATTGACCTAAAAACTTTCTCAGTCTTCCATAGACTCTTATCGTTTTAAGTTCCATATCTATAAACCTTCTTTGTAGCTTCTATATATTTTAAGTCATAATTTTCTCTACAACTTAATTGTCCAATGTTATGGTGCAAAATTGTTTGATCTCCTATATAAAGTGCTGTATGACTTAATTTTTTTTCTGGCCCTTCGACTAATAAAACATCATAAGGTTTTATTTCGTTTTTATGTATTTCTTTAAATCCTAGTTTTGGTAAGGTTGCTTCAAATAAAGGATTTTTTGAAAACTCTTTTATATTTTTTGGTCTTGGTGTATATGGAATATTTATATTTTTTTCTTGCTTGAAAAAATCTGTAATAAGACTCCAGCAATCATGCTTGCCCCAAATCCATCTCCTGCCATAGATCCCTGCCTCATAACCAGACGGCTCAAAAGAAACCCAGTCTTTGTGCTGAACACTATAAATAAACCATGGTAAACCTAAATGCTCACAAGATGCTTTATCAGGTTCAGAGGGAACAGCAGCCCCAAACGGGTGTGAATGAACAATGCCAATTAATTCGCCTTCATCTTCACAATCAGCCCAGTCATCTGGATTTATTACAAAGTATTCAGAAGCTGTTTCAGCTAGATTTTTACAAGGCCAATAAGTTTCTTTTCCTTTTATTAGTGCCAACAATCCACAAGATTCTTTTGGTGCCTTTGCTTCTGCATGAATAACCGCTTGATCTTTCCAACTCATGCGTTTACGAACGTACCAACGCCAGGGAAATCTTTTCTTGTAACTTGTCTTTTTGGTGCCCTTACGTTTTGAAGATCTAAAGCACTTACTAATTCAAATTGTACCTGCTCTCTATTTTCTAAAAGTTTTTGATTAATAAAGTAAATTTCTTGTGGTAATTCTGTGGAGCTTGAGGGGGTGCCATAAATATTTTGATTATTAGGAAAATTAGCAGCATCCAAAAAAGCTGCCAAAGTTCTATGTCTAATTATTTTTGCTCCCTGTAAATCATTAAAAGGTGTTGTTGCATTAACAGCAGCCATTAAAGCCGTAATGGTTCCTAATATATTGGATACGGTTAAAATAGGTCTTGGCAATCTTCCAACTCCTGTATATTCAAAACCTGTTGCTTCAACTGGAAACCGATCATAAGTATTTGATTGCCAAATAATCGAAGCGTTGCTATTCATCCCAACACCTGAATGGAACCTATGGACATCTGTTGAACCATGTAAGGCACTAACTAACGTCATTGAATAAAGTTCAATAATTGAACTAGGGTTTATTTTTTGAAGATCTGAGACAGGTATTGCCATAAATTAAGGTTCAAAAACTTCTCTAAAAGTGCAATTTATAATAGCTCTATTTACATACATTATTGTCTTGCTCCATGTCTGGCAAACATATTGCCCTGCACCTGAAAGAGTGATTGAAACATTACCGCTATTTGTTGCGCTGGCTGCTGCTGTCACTGTGAAAACATTGTCATCTGTCACCGTGGCAACAACAAAATCTCCATCTGTAGCTGATCCCGAGGTGTAATCAATTGTTAAAAGGTCAGCAATAGCAACTCCATGATTTGTAATTGTAATTGTAACGGTTGTACCTGATTGAGAATAAGTTCCTGTTTTTGTAAAACCTTCTCCAGGAGGTGTAAAAGTAAAACTTGCTTGGTCTTGTGCCCGACTTCTTAAGAATCCTTCAATAACATCTGCCTCTGTTTCGCTAACTGTAAATACAAGATCAAAAGTTTTTGGATCTTGCGTTAAAGGTAAACCCATCATTGTGCGAAATTCATACCCATCCCCTAGTTGGGTTATTCTTACCTTGGGCTGGCTTGTTTTGCGTTGCCCGTATGTTGGATTAATCGAGGGAAAAGTTGCCATTTATCTTGCTAATAGTCCTCCTGGTTGTGTTTCTTTAATTAATTCATTCTGAACGGCTGCACCAATTAAAACGCC